GCCGCAGAGCACGCAGTTTTGGCCTGGTGCATCCGGAATGACACGCCTCGACACGTTTGCGCAACTCTACTCACAGTATAGGGTGGAGGCCGCCGAGTTAGAGTTCCGACCAGCGGTCGGAACTAACGTCTCCGGTATCCAAGTTACTGGATTTGCGTATGATGGTAATGACATACCTTCAAGTCTCTCAACAGCGATGGGAGTCGAGCCCAGGTTCTCAGATGTTCCGTGGGTAGGAGGAAGGGTACGTCTACCAGTGGATAGGCTGATGAAATCGAAGTGGCATTTCACAGCGAACGGCAGTAACCCATCTGGTTTTAATACAACCGGATCGGTTTTCTGGCATGCAAGCGGAACAAATGGAGCAATCCTAGGTAATATCTGGCTGAAATATCGAGTCAGATTCTCAGGACCAACGAACCAAGTAACAACCATGAATGTTGCATCATCAACATTTCCAGCCCCAGGATCATCTTATGGGCTTGGGCAAGCAGTAGCTAGTGATCTGGCTAGTGCGGTTGTCGCTACAACACCTACTCATTGGACAGGTGAGCAAACTAATGGTTCGATTGACTTAACTGTTGGAGGAGTTACAACATCCTTGGCAAGTATATTCCTGAAACCTGCTGGGCCGCTTTTAGCGTCGTTGGGGTCAAATATCAATCCCAACCAACTAGTTGAGCTGATTGCTGAGTTTATGGGCACTACAACTGCCCCAGCGACAGGTCCAATCTCAACTACTTGGCTTCCGAAAGGCGCTAACCCAAATACTGGAGAATCAACCATCCAGGACAGCATGCCGTATGAAATCTTCGTTGATGGGTCCATCAAGGTATGTTACAGAATTGTAGACTACCTTGCCAACTTGGTTGGCGCCCAGTTGACGATTGTTGCACCGGGTGGAACGAATACCTGGTTGACAGGAACTTTGTTCAACGTCGCAACATGGATTCGACCGTTCATTCAAATCTCCACGGGCAATTCAGTGCTACCGCAGCTGAACCCAGTTTCTAGAGCAATCTACCAGAAACAACGTGATGAAAAGCGAACCAGGAAGTCGCGAGAAGCAAGGCAATGGGGAGGCCCCGATTCAGATGATAGTGATATCGAGGTTATTACAGAGAGCCTTGCAAGTGCCTCATTGGGCCGACGGCACGAGCCAGCAAGAAACATGCCGGCCAATTCCCATAAGCCACGCTAGATCGGCG